TAATTATATTATTATTATAAATTAAACGATTTTTTAACTCGTAAATGGCTATAAAAGCTACTAAACTGATAAAACCTGTTTAATCTTGGTATCCAATACTTTGTAACGGTCATTTGATAAGCCCTTAATTAATAACGACCACGGTGTACAACTTTGAAGCGATGCTAGACCCTCTTCACAAAACAAATTCAGAAGCGCCGGGCTAAACGCTGACATCATCGACGCGTTCTTTTGTAATGACAATGTGGGGAATCCGGAAGTCGACCGAAGGTTCCAGAATAAAATATGTGGTGATTTATACGGTTTTCCACATACCTTTATTCCAGCCTCCGAATAGCGGGCTTCAATCAGTTCCATCATTGTATTATCTTCTTCGCTTTTTGCCTCGTCGATTTGCATATCCGAGAAAATAGCTAGAACCATATCCTCTACATCTTCGGCGGCCATCTTATTTGCGACAATCGCATCTAGTATCATCATCAATGCCTTAGAAAAATTGGTATTTAATCCAAAGTTAGCATTGTTCACATTTTTTACCATTTCAATAAAAGTATTGTCGCCGTCCAAATTGACCCATGTTGGCAGCGCACTAAATGTAAGCACTCGCTTTCCAAGCATCGACTTCTCTGCTACACGAATACCGAGTGCAATTGCGGCATGTAATGGTTCACCATCCATCGAACCTGAAACGTCAACCATCGCTATCATTTTTCCAAGAGCACCCGTTTGTAAAGAATTATTGACCCACTGTGCGTTCAAAATTTGTGCCTCCGGACCATCCGTATTACCAGCGTCAATCAGTTTTATTGCCTCCTTGGTGAAATCATTCAGTCCAATTCGTTTCCCCTTGATTTCGCATTCATTTCTCATCGCCTTTGCAACAAATTCTTCGAACCGGTTGGCGCAAATAATCCGGTCTTCTAATTCGGACCTTTGTTCGCCATCCGCATTCAAATTCAAGAACGCCTTCTTTTGCTTGTGCATCGTAATTGATGTCTGATTTTCCGGGTCTATTTCCGACCACATATTGGCACATTGCTTGATTTGAACCGTGTCAAGTTGCCTATTTAGACCTGAAATTATCTTACGATAGTCCATCTTTGCCTTGGAAATAGCCTTATTTTGAGCGGCTTCAGTTTTCGCAGTTGACAAATAGTGCGAAAAATATTGGCTTGCCATCCGAGTAAACAAATCAGAGAATTGTGACTTCTCACGCGGGACCCATTTAGCAGCTAGTGACGGCTTTCCACTGGTTGTCAAGTCAACGTCTTGTCGTAATTGGTCATTCATTATTTTCATACCATATGATACCAGTTTTTCCCTGCTACTTGATGCCAAATTACTGTTCTCCTGGAAGAATTTATATAGATATTTGATGTCCTTCCAAGAGCCATATGGATGTACATTATTTGAATCATTATTATTACCATCATTATTATCATTATTATCATTAAAAATGACAAACTGTTTTAGAGCGAACATTGCCAACTCATCGTCAACAACCTTAGACCATGAATTCAACAACATAAATGATAATGTATATTCACCTTTACCATCAATAATGTCACGAGTATGACCAATCATTTTATACAATATAGACATGTATTCAACATACTCCTCTTTCAACATTTTACCTGATGCGTTTCTAGATTGTAAATCGAGTAATAATTCATCAGTTTGTCTAGCTAAATAACTAATATCCTTAGTTCTTGTTAATTGAAAACTCAGTTGCGCAATTCTTTCGCGAATATCGTTTGACCATGTATATTCAAGATGACCATTTTCGCCAATTTGCTTAGATGTATAGTTGTCAAGTGCTCCAATAAGTGCTGCCATTTTCAATGATACAATAATATTACAGTATGTCTTTAAATAGGTTGCGTCTAGTCTTTTTATTATTGATATTGTCGATATTGTTTCTAATATTATTTACATTATTAAAATTGTTAATATTATGATTTATATAAACTCGTTTTGTAGTATTATGTTTCTCTAATCGGTTAGAAGTGTTGTTATCTATTGTTTTTGTGCTTTTGTCTAAGAAAATTATAATTAAATCATTTAAATCATGAAACATTGTTATTGATTTATCAAAAAAAATATCATCAATGTTTTTAATTGATTGTAGAAACGTGTCACTATTATTATTTGTGGTCTTTTTCGACTTGAAAAAAAATCTCAAATTGTGTGGTTCAATATTTATATTATACTTTAAAATAGACAACAATGAGTATTTTTTACAGTTAACCACGCTGTTCCTTTTAATTAGACCAATCAAGTCCTCCTTAAGCAACACATTTGGCCTTTTAAATAAATATTTTTCTTCACATAAGTTTGTGATTTCTTGGTTCCCATTTACATAAATATAATGGACCTTTGTGAATAACAGGTTTTCGGGTTTATAATAGCTTATCCCATCTTTATCATTTTTTTGAAACTCCTCTAACCAAGACGAGTCAAGATCGTCAAATGTATAATCTAAATCGATTTCATCTAATTGACTCATTTTATATTTTTATTGTATTATATTTGTATCACATAATACAATCCATTTTTAAACCTATTTTATTCGGTCTCATATTCGCTGTCTTCATTTGAGTCATTATCAGTATCACTATCATAATTGTCATCTTCTGAATTATTGTTTGATGTAATACCATATTTGGTCTGAAACGCATTTTCACCGTGAATTGAATTGTATCGCCGTTTTTCTTCTGCCCATCTGATTTCCATTCGTGAAATGGCTAGATACATTTGATAATTCATACTGTTTTCCAAATATTCATTGCGTTTCTGTTCTACTGTTTTGGGACCATAAATGAGTTTGTTTTTACCTGCTTTGTCTGTAATAATATATGCCATACCAGGTTTTGGAACAAACTTTTTTTCCTCAATTACTTCAGGATTGGTGGTAGTAATCGCATTTTTAAAATTAATTGTAGCTGGTTCAGGAGCCGGTTTCAAATTTTGACTAGACGACGATAATGTTGGAAAGTCGTTCTTTTGACTAGATGACGATAATGTTGGAAAGTCGCTTTGTTGAATGTTGATCTGCTGTTTTGGAGGGGGTACAGATTGTTGCGGTTTAGATGCTGCTATAAAACTGTAGTTTCTCATTGGATTTGGTGGAGGAGGAGGAGTATGCGCAGGTTCTTCCATCAATCGGTCTAAGTTAAATCGTGAGTTTGTCTCTCTCTGTTTAAACATATTCTCCTTTTCATTTACTACCTTATCTTTTGGTTTATCATTTACTACCTTATCTTTTGGTTTATCATTTACTACCTTGTCTTTTATATCCTTTGCCTTGTCTTTTTGTAATTCATTACTTACAAAACTAAAACGGCTATTGTTGTTATTGCTCGATTTTCTGTTCATTTTATATATTAAAAGTGTTTCTATAGTCTATTGTTATATAATGTTGTAATTATTCTTTAAATAATTTCAATTTATTCTTTTATATATAAATCAATTTAAAGACTAATAGCGATGTATATTTGTCTTCTAACAGCGAATATTTATTATCATTATATAATTAAAAAACAAAAAACGATATATATATTTACAGAAGGCAGCATAACAAAGTATTATAATTAAATTAATCTATAATGCCCTATTTTTATAAAATGGGTATTATATTATCATTTACATTTACATTTACATTTACATTTACAAGTCGTCCACTGAAATCCAATCGTCCTTTGCTTCTGTATTAGATTGAGCTTCTGTATTTGTTTCTGTATTAGCTTCAGTATTCGCTTCTGTAGACATGGTTATCTTCTCACAGGTCGCCGACTTTGCCTCCTTTAGTAGCGCGTCACGCTCTAAATCCTTGTCTGTCGCAAACTTGAACCCTAGGTCTTCCTCATAGTCGAAATCCTCATCTTCATTATCTATTTTCGTTGGGTCATTTTTAACAAGTATCTTCCATTCTGCCGCAACTTCATTTCTTAATTTTTCCTTGTCGCTGTCATTATATACTTCCAATAAATCACATTGTGGCAACTTTGCCTTCTTTTTGTCTATTTCCTTTTTTCCTTCGTCCTTTTTAATGTCCCATTCTCTGACACCAATTAATACCCATATACCATTTTGAACAATATTGTCTCGCTTTCCCTTGCCTGAAAACTTACCTCGAATGTGTCCTAACCTTGAAACACGGTCGATACCCATACATTCAAACATGCTGTTACCGCACATCTTGGTAACAACCGAGTATATTTCTCCTTCATCTTCAGATACGCGAAGCATATCTTTTTTTCCGCCATTTGTGTGCTTTCTAGCGAAGCCTTTAGCTTTGTTTCCTCCAGTGTTCTTGACCATTTTGTATTAATAATATTATAAAAAAATCATATGTATATTTTAAAATTTCAATTTTTTCTTAAAGTAGAAGAAAACTAGAAAGGATACCGTATTTTATCATTATTCAGCTCTTCCAATAGCTCTTCATCTACTATAAATAGGCTATTTGACTTATATTTGTCATGGAATGTCTGCCAATTGATTCCATCATTCAGTTTTAAGCATTTGTCAGTTGTATTTTGACTCTGTTCATCGGGCTCGTAACCGTATTTCAAATAGAACAACTGCATAACATCTTCATCTACAAATTCAACGCATATTTTTGTGTAATCAACATATCCTCTGTATTTTCTGATACGGTCAATCCACACCGGTGAAAACGATGCGTGATACAGCCAATTGTTAAAATACATGTCTTTCAAAATATTTGTATCGTCCTTGCTATCTCTTTTGTCTTTTTTGTCTTTTTTGTCTTTTTTGTCTTTTATAATCAAGGTATCGCGTTCTAATTGAAACAATGACAAATGTTTCAAGTCATCAATGCCACAAATACGCGCCACATTTAGCACTTTGTAATGCTTCACAGTCGATACCTCTATCGTCTCATATTGTATAATGTCCTCGGGGACTACAACAATATAGAAATTCTTGCCCTTAACCAGCTTTTCTTTGAGTGAAAACAGCGTCATAATCTTGGTTAACAATATAATCTTCTTCTCATCTAGCACCTTTTTTACGAAATTTGAAAGCCTTTCTTGTGCGACACCAAATTCCTTTAGTAACTTTGCTTTCGACAGTTTTACATTGAATACTTCGGCAAAGACATCAATCGCAACATTATAAATGAAATACAACACTTTATCGGAAGTGTCTAATACAACAACATTTAGGATATATTGGGCAATACTTTTGAAATC